GAATAAGCCCAAGGCCAAACCTGTCACCAAACAAGAAGAAATTTCCATGGGTCGTGCTCTTTTGAGAGCCCTCGGTGGAATTGGTGGGGGTGCTGCTGGGTTGTTAACTGGATCTCCAACAGCTGGCGCTAATTTCGGATACAATCTTGGGAATCATGCTGCCACAATTTTAGGATTGGGTGCTTATTCTGTTAAATCAAATACTTTATACAATTCTACCATTAAAAGTGGTGAAATTCCTTCTATGCATAATCAAGGTCAGTCTGTTATAGTAAGACACAAAGAATACATCGGTGATGTTATATCATCGGGTACTGCAGGTCAGTTTAATTCAGTGTCTTACTCTATCAATCCGGGTTTACCTGGTACTTTTCCTTGGTTATCTGGTATTGCTGATCAGTTTCAGGAATACACTTTTAAAGGTCTACTCTTCGAGTATAAGAGTGCTAGTGCTGACGCTATTGCTTCTAGTACAAATACTGCTCTTGGAACTGTTATAATGACCACCCGTTACAACCCTGTTCTACCTGCTCCCACAGGTAAAATAGATGCTCTTAACGAGTATTTTTCCTCTGACGCCAAACCTTCTGAGGATTTTTGTCATTTTATTGAATGTGATTTACGTGAGAATCCATTCAATGTTTTGTATACTCGTTCGGTATCTCCACCTGTTAATGCTAACATTCAAAATTACGATCTTGGTGAATTGTATGTTTGCACGCAGGGTTTACAAGGCACCAATAATGTATGTGGTGAGATTTGGGCCTCTTATGAAGTAGAATTGCGAAAACCAATTATCACTGATGATTTGGTTCTTTCCTCCGGAGCTCAATTTTCTAGTTATGCCACTGCTGGTATATCTACCACGAATTATTTTGGTACTTCCCAAGTCGCTACTACTCAGCAATTCCCTGGTATGACTGTACAGTTTAATCCTACCAGTATAACCCTGACTGGTAATTATCAGGGATCTTTTATGATTCTTTACTATGTTAAAGGTAGTAGTTCATCTACTTGGGTTCAACCTACATTTTCTGCTGGTCTTAATTGCCAGCTTTATAATGGTTTTGAAAATGGAACTGTTAATAATCTAGTTAATCCTGTTACAGGTAGTACTGTTTATATCAGTATGGCTGTTTGGTCATTTGAGTATGTCAACAATACAGCTGTCAATAATATAATAACTGTTAACGTTGCTGGTGGAACTTTTGTTTCTCCAAATACTATGGAATGCTGGATATTGCCAATTAGCAATGTTTCATCTTAGTTTTTCTCCAGTACAACAGACTAATCTGTTGGATCAAAC